GCCGTTCCATTCATGGCTTATGCTATCAATGATAATCACATCGGCACCAAAAGCCTCGGCATCCTTTATTTGCTTTATATAAGCCTCTGGCGAGTAAGGAGCCACAAAATTGGATACATAGTACTCAGGGAATTTATCGCTGTATAACTCAGATGATCCATGTTCAGTGTCGATAACACAAACCTTAGCATTTTCACCAAAAATACCAAAAGCCATTGTAAGCGCGGAATACGTTTTACCGCTTCCCGACGGCCCACATAAAGCAAGTCGTAATTTTTGTTTTTTCTTCTCGGCTTTTTTAAACATATCATGGTTCCTTTGTGTTGTTGTGTGTATACAATACACAATCCGGCAAACCAAGTCAACGTTTATTTTATCTGGTTATTGACAAACAGAATCCAGTCTTCGGTTATCATGACTTGCGTAAGGCGGTAGACTTTCCAGCCCATAAATTGCGCTTGATTGTATTTCTCACAGTCCTTTGAGTATCCCACAAGCGTTTGGTGGCGGCCCATTTTGTGCGTATTGATGCCTTCAATCTCGATGGCTATTTTGCTTTTGGGGTGCGCGTAGTCAAACCGCCATTTTCTTACAGGGTGAAACTTGTATTCCTTTTCCAGTTTGTGCTTTGAAAGCATCTCCCAGAGATAAAGGAATTTACACTCAAGACCAGAGGATTCCTCAATGCTTTTAACTTTAGGTGCTTTAGCTGCTTTAGGTGGCTTCTTGCCTTTAAAAAAGGCTTTTGGCAAGCGTATCATTCCACAGGCACCGTTTCAGAATCCACAACCATAGACACCATTTTATCTTTCAGGCGACCATAATCAAAACACACCTTTTGATCGTCCAGCACGATCAGAGACACCAAAGCCAAAACCGTGACAATCAAGACAAAACAGGCGGCTTTAAGAATCATTGTTTTTTTCTGCTTCTATTAACAACACCGGAGAAATCATAGCCGATGCTACATCTTGTGCAGCCTCAATTACTTTATCGGAACATATTTTTAAAATTAATCCTGCTTCTTTTTGCCCTATTTTTACAGAAACTTTTCCTTTTTCAGATGCAAACGTAACCTCACCCCTGTAAGTACCTTGGAGTTCACCCCATCTTTCCATTTGAATTATAAGTTGGTCAAGAATCATTGTTTTTTTCTGCCTTTTCTTCGTGGAATTGATAGCCCAAAAGAAAAAATTGAATAGCAATAACGAACGGAAACATTAAGCCAAAATAATCTTTGTTTAATAACGAATGTCCCGTAAAAGAAAGCCACGCAAAAAAACACAAAACACTAAAAGACAATAGCAACCTTATTTTAAAGACATCACTCATCACACGCCCTATTGTTTTTTATTGAAAGATTTTAGGGCTTTGAAAAAAAAGTAAACACTAATCGGCGCAAGAAGGGCAAGAAACGCCTCATACAACTTAAACTCTACGTCGATGCCTACAACTACGTTTCCATAATAATTAAAAAAATCAATCATCACACGCTCCATCTATTTCGCTTGCCAGCATTCTCAAGTAATTTGAGATTGTCTTTGGGTTTTCCTTGTTTTCAATCCTTTGGGATACCGCTTCCCAAATCAAATCCACAAGTGTGCATTCAAAATGGGCGTCAGATTCGTCTGGGAAGGGATGGAACGTGATGACAAAACTGGCTGTGGGAAAGACATTAAAATCAATATCCACTTCAGCTTCATCTAAAAAATTCTCATCCCTTATCATCAATGAGTGCCAAACGTGTCCGTCAAAGAGTCTTCTTTTTGATCCTTTTTGCGCTTCTTGTGAACAAACGTCTGAACAACGCGGTCAGAATCAAGAGCAAGATTTGTGCTGTATAAAGACCATCCCTCACTAGCAGCCTTGTTAAGGTACTGGGTTATCTCTTCATCACTAATTTCGTCAACCTCAAAGGGAAAGCTCTTAAACACGAACTCAGACTTTAATTTTGCAATCATAAAAACACTTTCTTTTTGTGTGGGTGTGTGATATACATACCAAATAGACAAAGACTAAGTCAAGAAGAAAAAGGATGTTATGCACAAAACGCTCTTAAGAAGTCGCAGGGAATCGTTGGGTTGGTCAAGAGGTCATGTTCTTGATTTGATGAAAGACTATGGTTTTTCGGGATCGGGTCACAAAATTCTTTTTATCGAAGACCGACGCACAAAAAGTCAGGACGAAGCATTTTTACGTTGCCTTTGTAAAGTATTGGATTTAAATTTCGATGATGTGGCTAGAGAACTTGAGATCGTGCCGGAGAAGATTAAAAAAGCATACTTTGAGGGCAAGATTCAGTATGAGGAAGGTCATTGATTTTTTCGAGTATAAAAAGAAAAAGCAAGAGCCTTTAAAAAACGTTCAGGACATAATCCTGAAAAACAACCATCTAAAGACGATAGAGTGTTTATGCCGTGTTGCGCGTTTCCATGCCAACACGGTTGACGATTACCACATCAACGCATCTGTGCATTGTTTAGAGAGCATTAGGCAAGAGATTGACGATCTGCTGGATAGGGTTAAAGAGCAGGGTGGCTGTCTGGTGTTTGACCAGTAGGCAGGATCACTTCGTCCCATTCAATTAACGACGCGCGTTGTCCGTTGGGGTAAAATCTGCTTATTATTTTTGGTTCGTCTTCGATAGTGGCATACCAAAAAGGTTCGTCTGATTCAAACACTTCATCAGCAATAATACGATTTACTTCAAAACCAAAGTTTGGTTTTTTGAAATGCACATAGTCGCCCACTAGGATTAAGGGACTTAACCATGGTTGGTTATCTTCGGTAACTGTGATGCGCCACTCATCCGCACTTAAACAAAACCCAACAAGATGCCTTACACCCACCTCATCATCTGGATCAAAAAATGAGGCAAATTCTGTGCTAGATTCTGGAAACACATCAACAAAAAGTGCCGCCTGACTCAGCCGCTTCGTTATAAGCAGTGTTCCTATAGGGTATAGTTTGGTCATAATCACTCTCCTTTGCTTGTTGGTACTCAATCAATAAAAAAACGGGGCTTCCCATCAACAAAGAAACCCCGCCAAGTTTTAAGTGGCAAGAAACCAAAACCACTTATGAGCGTTGGTGTTGTTATGACACACACACCAACCATTGTCAAGGGGTTTACAGGGTTCTGTATTCTGGGTCATAAAGAAGTCCGTCAGTTTTTTCAATTTCCTCTGTGGACCAAACGTATTTGATGTTTGTGCGCCATTTGTTTGGCTCTTCTACAGAAAAATCACTGCAAACATCCAGCAATCCACCTAAAAAATCTTCGTACTCATCAGGGGTCAAAAGAAACTCTAACGCGCCCAAATTTACTGTGCCCTCTTGCTCTTTTGAGCGGATACGAAATAGACTTTTAGAAAGCCTATTCGGATAAAAAACATACGCCACTAAAGTAACATCTTTCCCAATCAAATCCTCATCATCAGAAAGTTCTACGTGTTCCAGTGTGTATTTTTCTCTTTCGTACACGTCTGTGCATTCAAAAGGCTTGTTAAAATCTGTTAATGATACCATAAAGGTTTCCCTGTTTGTTGTTGTTTGTATACACTACACAACAAAAGGACTTGTGTCAATGATTATTTTGGCAAACGAAATTCTCTCCAAAACCTATCGTTACTTTCATTGATCTGCTCAAGGCTTCGGTTGGCTTCTTGTTTTCTCATAAAATCAAGCATTTCTTGTTGATTTTGCAATTCAGATGTTCTTGCAGCCGACTCACATTCTGCCGTCCACATTGTACTACAGTTTAATGGCATGTAGGTTTGTGGGCTATAGTATTGCGCCATAGCATCACCTGAAAGCAAAGCGATTAAAATTAAAGCTCTTTTGACCATGGTCCAATCTCCTTTTTGTTTGCATAAACCTTACGAAAAACCGATGCCTTTTTCTCACACTCGGTTAAATCATCACCCGTGAAATGAATCCGCATTGTTCTTTCGATACCGCCGACCACGAACGATTTATAATCAGCCTGTAGTTTCTTTGCCTTCTTTTCAAAGGTTGGCAATTCATCTTTGTGAATCCCTGTGTAGTAGTATGATAAAATCATAATCATATGCTTTCTGTTGTTGGATTTTCAGGACTTAATGCAAGAATAGATTGCCAGCGACCTAACGATATAGGGTAATTTGTATTCCCCTTAAGTTGTTTTTTACTGGCCTCATAAGGAACAGCTACCCAACCATCGAGGGATTGCCTCATAGCCTCTCTAAGAAAATTGCGGGCTTCGTAAAGTGAATTTTCTTCGTCAGAAAAAAGAAGGTTTAAAATATCAGCCACGTCGCTTTTTTTGAGAATACAGGTTTCATCAAGTCTATATAGCATGGTTTTCTCTTGACTTTCGTTGTGTTATGTATACCATACACCAACACAATGACAAAATCAAGAGGTAAATTATGATCCAACCATTTTCGTACATTGATATGGTTTATTATGAGCGCAATAATTGCGTTGCTGCTTTGGCACAAGTTGCGCGGTCTTTAGGGTTCAAAGTTGTAGTTACAAAAACCACTATGATTGGCGTTAGGGATGAATGGCAAAATTGCATTTATATAGATCTCCCAACAGGACAAGTAAGCTGGCATTTCCATGACAGGGAGGATTTTTTGTTCTCAAGTTTTCCAAAAGCTGAGAATGTGGAATATGATGGCCACAGCATAGAGGATAAATATTTAAGATTAAAAGAATGGGGAATGACGTTATGAAAAATGATGCGTGGTTAAAGTATAATGATGTGTGTAAAAAAACGATCATTGCGTTTCTCAAAAAATACTACCCTGAAGAATCTTTAGAGACGGTGTATTTTGTTGGGTGGGACGAAAACGATTACACCAATGTTTTTGAATGCTGCGATAGGTACTACGGCATAGACTTTGTCCAAGAGTGCTTAAAGCTAGATGCCACGTTCGAGGATATGGATTCATACCAAGAACACGTCCTTCAGTGCGGAATACAAGGTAAGGAAGAGGGCATTAACTTTAAGACGTGGGTGAAACATCCTGAGAAAAGAAAAACACCTGAACAGCAGCCTTTTACTGCCCAGCATCGGGCAAAGCAGCTTCTTAAACGCTGCATCCCAGCCCTTGAGGGAATCACGCAATACGAATCATTGCTTGCTGAAATAAAAAATCACTAGAAAGGATTAGCCATGACAATAAAATTAAATAATTCGGTATTAGGTCTTATTTATGATGCCCTTAAAATTGACAAAAAATCATACACCACTTTGGAGGAAGGCCAATTTCAATACCTCATTGTGCACCAAGACGGTTGTAATCTTGCCTTTGAAATCTATGCTTTTTTAAATGAAAAAAACATAAAAAAACAATTTTTTTATTCCCAAAAACTTGAGGACTCTTACGAATCCATGTCCCATGCTATTGAGGAAATAAAAACCATAAAGAAAAAATTGGAAGCAATCATTACAGCAGACTTAGCAAACGCAAGGCTTAAAAATACAGATGCTTAGGCAGGTTCCCCGCCCTTGAAGGCGTGACCATGCATGAATCTTTGGTGGCAGAGATTCAAAAAGAAATTAAACATCTTTAAAGCCGTCTAAAACCGTCTAAAAGCACTTGATTTTTCTGTTAGTGTAATATACCAACAACATGGGGCTAGGCAGTCGACAGCCGAAAGCCCAATTCTTCCTTCCTCGGGACGGGTTGCCCCATATTTTTCTAAAGAGGGAGAAGAGGAAGGTATCACGAAATGAAGCCCCCCTACATAAAGCTATACGTGAAGGATTTTGCCTTTGAGATACAGGGCATGACCAAAAAGCAAATCGGCGAATACGTATTAAAATTCCTAGACGCATACCGTCATGAATCCGTCCCAGATGAGTTATCCACACACAGTATTTTCTCAGAATTGAAAATTTCTTTGGAAAATTACGGTGAAAAATGTGAAAAAAACAAAAAAAACATAGAAAAACGATACAGCAAAAAAAACAATGACATTCCTTTAGAATCAGATACTTGCGGCTACCAGTCGAATGAAAATGGTAAACCAGTGGAATACCTAACCAAGAACCAAGAACCAAGAACCATTAACCAAGAACTATTAAAAAAGAAATCTATAAAGAAAAAAGAGGAATCTGAAACGCCGTTGGATATTCCCAGTTACATTCCTGAAGATTTGCTTTTGGATTTTTTTCAGCATCGCAAGGATTTGAAAAAGGCCATGTCGCATCGGGCGAAGGAATTGCTCATTAGCAAAATTATAAATCTCTACAACGACGGGAATGATCCGACGCGGCTTTTGGAAGCAGCAATAGAGCGCGGATGGCAGACAGTTTACGAAACGAAAGAAACCAAAACCAACGGGAGAAAACACAATGCAGAGACTTGGCACAATGGTAACAACGGCGGTGAATCAGGTGAAGGTGTCTTCTTTGGACACGAAAAGAATCAAAGATTCCCTGCCAAACTCACTGACTACGAACGTAAAATCATCAATGTCAGACGTAATCTTGGCCTTGAGTCCTAAAAGTATTTACGGTTTGAAGTACGATCCAAAAACCAAAACGGATAGTTTTGATCTGTTGCGAGAGGAGCCTCAAGATGCCGAATGCGTCCAGAAGGCTCTAGGAAGCCTCTACGATGATGTCTTGAGGTTGCAATGGGTGGTGGCAAGCAAAAAGATGTTGACCGATGTCCTTAGCCGTCTAATGGCTTTTAAACACGCATCGAATGGTGAGGCCACCCTTTCCATTTTGATAAACGAGATTGCGGAGGATTTTCATGGGAAGATTTCGGCGCTTTCTCTTTTGGTGGCTTATCAGCAAATCAAGGAATCAAATACGCAGTGGTATCCACAGTATCACGAGATTGCGGAATTGTTTAATGCTTTGACAAAAAACAATTCTTGTTTGGAAAAAGAGGTTGTTAAGAGGTTAGAGATTCAGAACATGGCAGCTAAAAATGATGCTTGACGGTGGTGTGTGTTTGTGTTATGCATACACAACAACAAGACAAAGAAAACAGACTATGGGAACCGGCCTAAGAAGAAAAACATTCGTAACGCAGCGTGAATTGAAAATGTTCATGGCCGCGAAAATAATAGTCAATCCTTTGGAGGGATACCGCGAGTTATGTTTTGACATCCTATATAGGAATCAAAACCAAGAACTTAACAAACATGGCAATTATCTTCCCTATTGGTTTAGCACCCCTTACGACCCAGACAATAAAACCCTAGTTGGCGAGATATATCAGTTTGAACACGAAGAAGAATGCGCGTCTTACGAGCAAGTGGTGCTACAAAACGGTGCCTACGATAAGTATTTAAAAGACATAGAATGCAGAAAATACAGATACGGAGAAGAATTGAGTGAACCAAAAACACTGAAAGGGAGTGAATCATGAATGCTAAAATAACAGATGAGCTGTACATGGTAGCATGTGCTTTTGAGGGTAAAGAAATTGGCTCTGATTTTTTTCGTAAAATAATTGACCTTAAGCAAGGAAATGCAGTTTTGGAGGCTGTGGAGGCTATAGAAATTCTTTATGGGGAGTTACGTAGGTTACTTTATACGGCAAAGTTAATCCTCGAAAACCACAAATATAGTATTGGGGATGATTATGGAGAATTAGTAGAAGCCATCTATGCAGCAAACCTTGTTCTTAAAAAATATGAACGGGAAAATGAATCATGAGTTGGACTGATCCGCAGCGTAACGATTTGTTTTACCACATAAACCGTATTTGTCGTGTGATGGATATGTATGGCATTGGCACACGTGATCCGAAATTTGCGTGTTATGCTTTGGAGGATATGTTATCCAGCCGTTTTGCGGGCGATGATGTTGTTGTTGCTGTGAAAGCGATTATCCAAAAAACGGGCAGGATTCCTTTGCCGTCAGAAATCGAGGATTTTATTAAGCAAAAGGAGGAAAGCCATGACGCATAAATACGATAGAGTCTCAAAGGTTATCAAGGAATTGTTTGGGGAGCCAAACCAGTTTATGAGCGACCATTATATTAAAGACCATGCCGATCTTGTGCATTTTGCGTATGCGGTTTTAGAGGAGTTTGATAGGCCTCGTGTAAGTGATGGTGATAAAGATGAATCGCGTTGAAGTGATACAGCGATTAAAGGACGTGTTGCCGAAAACAGAGGCACCGTTTGTGGATATATTTTTAAAAACGCTTGAGGTTGAATCGCGTCCGTCTGAGGGGTTGGTGGTTTTAAGGCTCCCTGGGCGGCATTTGGGGAGTGTGATGCAGCTTTATGGGTCGGCATTAGAAAGATGCTTTGAGGAACCCAACGTGTGCATGATGAAGGGCAATAAGGTTGAATGGATTAAAAAAGAAAGGGATTATGTTTTGCCAAGGAAAGACACGAAAGCGATGTGGTGGCAGAATTGATGGAACCTTTGGAAGACAGAATTGTCAATGTGATTGATGATTTGTTTGGTCATCGTCGCACAAGATTTGGGTATCTATCACCTATGGCTGATGATGATGATTTGCTGGTTTTGGGATTAGAGATTCTTAGGGAATTTGGTGTTCGGAATCCCAAAGAAGACACGCCTTGGATAAAAGAATTTATGCAGGCAGAACAAGCCAGATTGGGAAAAGAGGCGTTGCAATTAAAAAGGGACGATTAAAAACCGTCCCTTTTTCTCTTAGTATTTCCCTAAGCGTTTTATGTCGCGGTCAAGGTCATCTGGCCCGAAAGTGTCTATGGGTTTGATTCTGGCGGTGTTGTTTTCGCGCAGCACGGCTTGCGATGGTTCAAGGTACTTTAGGGGTTTCTCAGGTTCAAATTGAGGGATGGTGATAACGCCTGTGATGGTCATGCCAATCATCATCATAATCAAGGCAGACGTGCTTTGCATTTTGATTTGGATATGGTTGGCGGGGATTATTTGTGATAGTCCCCACATAGCAGCGGCGGCAATAAAGAGGTATTGAAACGGTAGCATGGTAGTGGTCTCCTTTGTTGTTGATGTATAGACACCATACCAACAAAGGGTTAAAAAAAGGTTTAGTATTTTGAATTTATGTCGGTTATTTCTTGCAACAAATCAATGACTTTTTTGGGTATGCCGTTTGAAAAGTCGTGAGATGTTCCTATAAGTTTTTTGTGTTCTCCAAATGCTGTTCCTTCGATGGTTATTGTTTGTTGGTTGGCGCTTATTGGGGCTGAAATAAACATCCACAATTTATGTTTTGTCCAGTATGCCGGAGAGGTTTGCCATGTTAAATGTATGTTTTCATTGGTAGGTATAAGAATTGGAAATGGGCTTTCTATATCTTTTGGCAATTCTGATAAAAAAATCATTGTATTTATAGCAGATTTTTTGTTTACGGGTTCCGCATTATAGCCATTCCATCCTTTTTTTGAGTTATGTATTAAAATATAAGAAATTTTTTCATAGCATTCTTTTCGTGTCATAAATCGCGTTAGCATTATTGATTTTCCAGTTCTTTTTTTAGTTTTAGAATCAAAGGTTTTGCTGCATCTGGTAAGGGTTTTCCGGTCATGGATTTAAGAATTGCTCCCCTGAGTAGGTAAATCAGGGTGTAGATTTCGTATTGCATGGTGTTAGTCCAAGATTGCGTAAACGTTTTTTTCTTCGGGTTGTTTTTTGCGTTTCCGTTTCATAAAGAAGTGGATGGAATCGGCCAACGATGCTAGGGCAATGCAAAGGCATAGGCTGGCTAAGCCAACGCCCACAGGGGCTAGGATCACAGGCCAAGGCAGGGATGTGCCATCGTCATTTTTAAGCAGGTACAAAAAGCCTGAGCATAGCAGCAAAGACAAAATGATAAAAAACAGATCAAGGATGATGTAAAAAGCGGGGCTTTTCATAGTCCCCTCACGATACGAGTTTGTGGTGTTCTGTCCATTCACGCGGCATGGACGTTTTAAGCAGCATCAGGTCATGGTTGATGTTTCTGATCTCTGTTCTGCATTCTGCCAGCGTTACGGTTGCTTTACGGCCTTCCTCGTGGACAAAGAGGGCCTTGTGTCCGTGTTCTTCCATTTGCGCCATGCAGCGCGTGTAAAAACCGAGGTCACGTAGTTTTTGGATGTAAAGGGTGTTCATGACTATTCAGCCTCCTCTAGCGTTCCGTTTTTTTGAATAATTTTGACGAAGGCACTTCTGACGTTGGACCACATTATTCCTTGTAGCCATGTGCCGCCCTTCCAAACGCCATCTTCCCAAACGCCATCTTCCCAAACGCCATCTTCCCAAACGCCAAATCTCCATTGAAGCTCGTCTGCAGTTATGTTGATAATTGCTGAATGAAACGTAGCTGTTTTTAACCATGGGAATTTTTCCTCAGCATTTTTAGGTGATCCGCCAATAATTCTGTCGTATTTTTGTTTGGTAATAGTTTGGGTGTTCATGGTTATTATCCTTTAATTTCTGTTTTAATTTGCATAATTTCCTTATCTGGGTATTGTTTTTCTGCCTCTTCTCGGGTTGAAAAAACAGGGCAAAACCCTATGCCAAGATCTACTGTACAAAGGGGAGATCCATTCAAGAGTAATTGCCTCCATTTATGAACTCCTAAAACTATAAAAAAATCATTAATCATGGTTGGTTTCCTTTGATTTGGTGGGTCATGATGGGGAATTTAAAAAGGCTATAGGGATTGTATTCTGGCGAGACGTAGGACGTTTCTGCGTGTTCTTTGCCAAATTTGTTGGTTAGGCAGGGGCTATTGAGTTTCTGTTGCTCTAGCAAAATACGGGCGGCGAAGGCTTGCAGTTTTGCGCGTTCATCGGTTTGTCCAAAGATTTGATTGATGAGATTGTCAATCATTTGGTAAGTGAGAATGTTATTTTGGTTCATGGTTAGTATCCTTTGCCAGTCCTACGGGTTTTATCGGGAAACAAAGTATTGCTAAAAACGGCACCTTTAAACGATGCTTTTTTAAACCACTGGGCACCATAAAAGTTGGAATTTGTAAGGTTGCAGTGATTAAAAATAGTTTCATCTAAGTAACTGTCTGAAAGATCGCAATCCGTGAAATTTGATCCTGTAAAATCTGCGCCTCCAGCATATACGCCAGAAAGGTTGGCTTTATTAAAATTGCAGTTGGTGAGTTTTGACTTGTGAAAACTAACTCTAAGTCGATGTCCGCTAAAATCAGAGCCTGAAAAATCGGCAAACGAAAAGTCTGTTTTTTCATTTCCTGAAAAGCCTGATTCCGTAAGGATAATGCCTCTAAAATCTCTCCGGCCGTGGTAATAGGCCGTGGCCAATTCGCATCCTGTGAAATAAACCTTTTCTGAAGGATGTTGATCCTTTTGTTTGACAAGGTGTTTGATGAGGAGTTCCATGGATTTGGGTATAGGGTATTCGCCGGATTCATAGGATCGGATCGTGCGAACGCATTTCCCAACAAGGGCGCATAGTCTTGTTTGACTGACGCCCAAGTGTATCCTTGCTTGTTTAAACTGTTCGGGTGTCATTTGTGGTGGTTCCTTTGGGGTTTTGATTCATAGTCGGGATCGAGAAAAAAGTCGGTGTAGGCCTTATAGAGGCCAGACAAAAAGGCTGGTTCCAGTTCTTTTATTTTATCGGGTTCTATGTAATACAAGTGGCTTTTTTGGTACACTTCTTTGGTTTCGTGTGGTAATTTAATGACATAGTTTGTTATGGTGTGGTCACCAAAATTTATTGAAAATGAATTGTAAGCAATACTAGGCAAGGCCCATGTTAGCGTAAATGTTTTGCAGGACAAAGCCACAGTGACTTTGATTTCAGGATAAAGCGGCTCCCCCGTGCGGCTGTGATAATACAGCGGCAAAAGATTGCAGATTGTGTCTAGGGTTTCGCGTTCTGTATCAAAAAGATTGCGATTAAGTTGTGCCTCTAGTGCGCTAAGGCAATGGGTTTTTAAAGGGTTTTCGTCGGTCATGGTTGGTTTCCTTAGTCTATGAAAAAGTATTGAAGGATCATAAAAATTGCCGTGCCTATTGCCGATGCAATAACAGCAAAATGAAAAGCAAAAAAATCCCGTTCTTCTTTTGTTGTTTTGATTTTATATTTTTTCTCAAGCTCTCTAAGGGCTTCTTTCATGGTGTCATCAATAGTTTCAAAAAAAGATTTTTTATTACTCATGGTTGGTTTCCTTTTGTTGGTGATAGATATACAATACGGCAATACTTGCAGTATGTCAAGGAAGAAATTGCATCATTCAAACGGGAAAATATCCCAGTTGGTTTGCTTCTTTGATGATGCACTGCCCGTAGTATTGGGCGGCTTGTCTGCTAACGAATTGAGAGGATTCTCTTTTTGTGAACAGGATTTTGCCGTTTGATTTGACAAGGTATCCCAGCACGTAACCGCCGTTGCCTTTGGTGATTTTTAGGATGATTTTGGGGTTCATGGTAAGGGTTCCTTTAATAGGGGATGGGTTCGTTTGTTTCAGGTTTTGGTTTTGTAGATTTTTTGTGAAGGTCTACACGTTCAAAACGGTATCGGTCGCGTTTAAAAACGATTCTGTGGTTTTCCACAGAGCTGTTGTCTTTTGTGCGAAAGATTTTATCGCCTTTGATAGCGTAAGCACAAACGGGAGAGCACCAGTGTGATGCAATCGCCTTTAAAAGGTGATCCGGTGTGGATCCTATGGCAAGCAATGTGATGGTTTTTGTTTTTAAAACTGTTTTGGACATGGTTGTGGTCCTTTGTGTTGTGTTGGTTTAGTGAGAGCCCCAGACAAAAAAGGCTAGGGCAATCACGGATAGGGTTTCAAGAAAAGACATAGTAACAATCCTTTTGTTGTGTGTGTATAGACACAATACACAAAAGGGGTTAAGGAAAGGTTAGGGTTTGGCTTCCTTTGTTGGTTTCTGCATTCTTTCTGCAATTAAACAATGACAAATACTTGATTTTTATTGTTTAATTCCATTTTTCTTTCTGCAAGTCAGTCTTTTTATTCTGCATTCTTTTTGCAAGAAAGTTCTTCTTTTTCAGTTGTTTTTTTTTCTGGGGCATAATGAATAGCCACTTGAAACATTGTTTTTGTGATTGGAAAGTAAATTCTTTGGGAATCTTTAAGACAGTAGTCCGTTTTTAAATAATCGTTATTTTCTAGAGATTTTTCGATCAGTCTCGCTTCTTTAATGATTGGCAAGTTTTCGTTACTAAGTCCTAAAGTATATTTTTTCTTAATGTCATTTAAGCGGTCTTGCGCTTTTTCCCGCGCGTCATAATCAATGCCTTGATATTCTACGGGGTGAAGTCCTTCGTCTATCAAATGCACAACAAGGTCGGCGCGGGTGTATATTTTGCCGTTTTCGGTGTATAAAATTTTTTGCGAAAGGTGTTTAGAGGCTTTGCCTGATTGCATGGGAGAAAGTGTTGATAAATAATTGTTTAAAGCTGTGTTCATGGCTTGGTTTCCTTTTTATAGAGATTCAGGGGTTACAAAAACAAACTGGCCTTTTGCCGTAAAGTTCTCATAGTTGGACAAAGGGGAAAGATAGTATTCGCCAAACAATCCGATATTTCTCGACCAGCGCACTTCATATAATTTTTTGTTGCTTTTTAAAATCGTTCTGCCTTCCTGATAAACAGAGCGCAGGGTTTCTTGTGTGAATTTTTTTGTCATGGTTAGGGTTCCTTTGTGTTGAGTGGTTACGCTTGTTGGTTTGTTTTATTAAAACCATAATAGTGCAATTATTGCAGCCCGTCAAGGAAAAAATTGCATCATTTGAAAAAAAGAGAAACAGAAGAGCAACACAAGGAAACAGACGTAAAAAGGTGTAGTTTTTATTTACTTGACAGTGTGATTTTTGTTTGTTACGAAGCCTCGTGCGCGTAAACTTAATAGCTCAATACCCTGATTGTTTGATAACCTTTAAGATATTCTTAAAACACATACGCCTAGGGGTCTTTAGGGGAGCGGCAGAGAGGCGTTAGCCTATCGGTGAGCATCCCCTATGAAACAAACCCAGCGGTAGCTGGTTCGTAAGGGGAAGTCTGTTCAAAATCTTTGAACGTCTTTTCTTGGGATGATGTGGGGGGATTCACCATCCCCCCTTTTTTTGGTTGTGATTAAGAATTTTCTAAAAGAATCTTGTTTGTTTCTTGGATTCTTTTTTCAAGAATCTCTATGTCGATAGGGTTGTTGGCTGTTGCCAGTTTATAGTGCAGAGATGACAAGCCCGCTTTGCAAGCCTCAACCAATGCGGCTATATGTTTTTTGTGCCTTTGTTCAGCTTTTAGTTTGTTCTTGTGTGCTTTGTTTTCAAAAGCCTTTAAAACTTCAGAATACAAAGGATGGTCGGGGCATACCAATATGCTGTCAGAATCAAAGCAATCAGTCATCAAATCAGTGTCATTTTTAATCGTGAAAAATTCCCCAACTTCTTTGGAAAAGCGGCTAGTGAGATCTGATTTTTTGGATTGTTTGCAAATTTGTATTGATTCATTTTTAACGTCACGAAAATAACAACAGGCTTGGAGTTTCCCGCCGTTGATTTTGATTCCATTGTAAAAGAATTTGATTGTGTTGGTCATAGCTTGGTTTCCTTTGTTGGTTACTCTTTTGCTTCCAAAAAGTTAAAACAGGTTTCTTTTTTAGCGTGATTAAAAGATATTTCTCCATTTTTGACGGCAAAATATCTTCTGTGTAAGCGGAAAACAAAATTGCTTTTGTCTTTAAAAACAATCCCGTCTCTCTCTGCTATGGATTTAATTTTTTCATAGTCATATTGTTTTTTGGTCATGATTTGGTTTCCTTTGTTGAGTTGAACGCTTGTGTTGTTGTTATTGTTAAGATCAATATACTGCAATTATTGCAGCCTGTCAACAGGAAAATGCAAAAAAATGAAAAAAAAAATAGGAAAAAAGAAAGGGCTTGATTTTATAGGGTTTTGTTGTCATACATACACAAAAGGGAGGATTTTATGGATGATAAAAAGCCAAAGAAAGCAGGAAGGCCAAAAGTCGATAAAAAGCCTTTGACACCAAAACAGATGAAGCTTGCTAGAAACATAGCCAGCGGAATGCCTCAGGTTGATGCTTACCGTGATGCTTACAATACAACAACGGACAATAAAAACACGCAGCGCGTGCGTGCTTATCATGAAGCACGTAAAGATAATGTTGCTGCTATGATACAAGAATTGAAAGAAAGAGCCGAGCAAGGCGTTGTTTGGACTCGCCAGATGGCCGCTGAGGCACTGCTAGAGGCAGCCGATATAGCTAGACGCCAAAAGCACTCACAGGGCATGACAGGGGCTTTAAAAGAGCTTAACGCAATGTATGGCTATAATGAAGCCACAAAAATCAATATTGGTGGGCAGAAAGGCAACCCTATTATCATAGCACCTGATGAAAAGGACCTCTAATGCTTATCAAGTGGACCGATAAGCAAAAGGAAGCCTTGAAGCTACTCAGTGGCGATGCCAAGCACGTCATGCTTTATGGTGGCTCAAGATCGGGAAAGACGTACCTCTTAACCCATGTGGTGTTCATCCGTGCTTTAAAGTATGACAAAACGCGCCACGCGATAATCAGACAGACACAGACAGCGGCAAGGCGGTCTTTATGGCTTGGCACCATTCAGGATGTTATTGCCAGCAGGTATCCTGATGTTGATTTGAAGATCAACAAAACAGAAATGACAATCACCTTCCCAAACGGGTCTATGATTGAGATCATGGGTGTGGATGAGGGCGCAAAGGAAAAGATGCTTGGGAATGAATACACCACTATCTATTTTAATGAATGCAGCGAGATGATGTTCAGCACTGTGTCTTTCATGTATTCACGATTGAGTCAAAAGAGCGCGGCTAAAAACAAGTTCTTTTACGACCAGAATCCCCCGCATATCTCGCATTGGTCCTTTCCCATGTTCGTGCAAGGCACTAACTACTACAGCAAGGAAAAGCATGCCAACCCATCCGACTATGTGTCCCTTGTGTTAAATCCTGCCGATAACGTGCAGAACATATCAAGCGATTATATCCAGCAGCTTATGGAGAACATGAATGAGCAACAAAAACAACGGTTTATCTTTGGCCAGTTTGCAAGTGATCCAGATGAGAAGACGGTGTTCACCAACTGGACTATCAAGGCCTTTGATACTGACCCTGATGCTGTCTTTCAGTTTGGGTGTGACTTTGGCTTTAGTGTAGACCCCACGGTATTGATACGCTGTTACCTGAAAGAGCGCACACTATACATAGACCAAGAGCTTGTGCTTAAGCAGTGTGAGACAATAGACATGCCTAAGATGTTTCTAAGCATACCGGAAAGCCAGCGGTATATCATTGTGGCTGATTCATCACGTCCTGAGACCATATCGCATTTAAAGCGGCATGGGTTCCCTAAGGTGATGCCAAGCCTCAAGGGCAAGAATAGCGTGATTGAGGGTATAGAGTTGCTGAAGGGATACAGGATTGTTGTACATCCACGATGCGAAGAGACGATAAACGAACTGTCCTTTTATAGCTATGCCACGGATAAAGACAGCGGGAAGGTGTTGCCAGAGCTTGAGAAGAATCAGGCAGATCATTGTATTGACGCCTTAAGGTATGCGTGCGAAGGATTTAGTAAGGTGGCATCACGTCGGATGCAATATGCAGCCCCTAGTAGGAGGATGATGGTTTAATGGCTAAGTTAAAAGATGATGATGTGATTGGTATTGTGCAGTCCTATTGGGGTGATATTGGGCAGTATAACACCGAATTGACTAGAGAGAGAACGTTAGGCCTTAAATACTACAACCGTGATTTATTCGGCGGTGAGAAAGAGGGATGGAGTGAGTTTGTATCCTCTGACGTGTTTGATGCTGTTGAGTGGACGTTAGCAGAATGTATGGATATATACTTCAGCACGTCACCCATTGGATCGTTTGTGGCTGAGAACATGAACGATATACAGGCGGCGGAGCAAGAAACCAAGATGGTGAAGACCACTATCGAGGAACAGAACAATGGGTTCTTGTTGTTCTATACGTGGTTGAAGGATGCCCTAATTCAGAAGAATGGGATTGTCAAAGTTTATTGGGACGATGTGGTAAACAAAGAGCGCGAAACGTACAAGATGCAATCGTATCAAGCGTTTACCTCCTTGATGAATGATAAAGACGTAGAGGTTAAGGCGGTCACGGCTTTTCTTGGTGAGCAAGAGTTATCTATGGATGAAATTCAGATCATGCCGCCTGAGATGGTGATGATGGCGCGGTTTGATGTGGATTGTGTCAGAAAAAGTGATGTGTCTCAGGTTCGCATTGAATGCATACAACCTGAAAACTTTTACGTGGATAAGACGCATTCAAGTTTAAATCTTGATGATGCTATGTTTGTGGCGGAGCGTGTGTTTGCGCGTCGCTCTGATTTGGTGGCGGCTGGTTATAGTTTAGAGAAGATTGAGCGTGTTCCTAAGACAACGATTTTGTTTAATTCCGAAGAAGAACGGGCGAGAGATTCTGATCGTTTAAATTCGTTTCAGAATGTTGGTGCAGGCGATAAAAGCACGTTTACGGATCGCGTTGAGATTATGGAGACATACTTTCGTGCAGATGTTAAGAACAATGGGGATATGCGGTTATATCGTGCCATTGTTGGTGGAACATTTGGTTATGGACAAACTGGGAATGGTGTGACTGTGGTGTTGGAATGTGAGGAAACGGATTCGATTCCTTACTGTGCATTGTCACCGAACATTGTGCCTCACAGGTTTTGGGGTATTTCCAAGTATGATGAGATTGGGGATATTCAGCGGTATAAGAGTACGTTGTTGCGTGGTACGTTGAATAACATGATGCAGCACAATGCGCCTGTGACGATTGTTCCTGATACGACGGGATTGGATACAAAGATGCTGGCGGATGCTGATCCAGGGGGTGTGATCCCAGCGGCAAATACGGATGGCATATTGCCGTTGAACGTGGAGTATGTGGCGGACAAGAACATACCTATATTGGGGCTGTTGGACGAGTTAGCGGAGCGTCGCACGGGTATATCGAAGGTGACGCAAGGATTGGATCCAGCGGCATTATCGGAGAGTACGCAGTTTGTGGGCGCAAGTATTTTGAATGCGTCTCAAAAGAAGTTAAAGAACATTGTGCGTATCTTTGCTGAGACTGGCATTAAGTCTTTGTATTTAAAGACGCATGAGTTGCTCAGGAAATATGCTAAAGATTCTATGATCTTGCGTGATTCGGGTAAGTATTACGAGGTTGATCCTAGGGAATGGAGAAAGCGGAAGTCTTTTGACATTACGGTGGGCACGGGTCGGACGGACAAAGAGGCGAAGGTTTTGGCGTTGCAGGGTGTTTTATCGTTGCAGCAAAACATAGCGGCGCAGGGTTTGATGAACAATCCTCTCTTAACGCCTCAGCATTTGTACAGGACAATGTCGGAGTTGGTGACGTTGTCTGGTTTGGGTGATGTAGAAAAGTATTTTGCGAATCCTGATGAGTTTCAGCCTGCGCCACCGCCGCCTGAACCTATGGATAAGGCGATGGACATTGAAGAAGGAAGAGTAGCGGCGGATGCGGCTTATAAGGCAGGATCGTTACAGGTTGAAGTCATGAAAACCCAAATCTCTCTTCAGAAGCTGGAACTTGAGAAAGCCAAGTTACTGATGGAACAGGGCAGACAGGTTGCGCAGGAAGAATCAAATCGTGCATTGATGATGGCTGAGCCGCCAGAGCAAGAGGAAGAAAAAAGTGATGATTCTGAAAAAGAAAGCAATATGGAAAAGCAGATGGCATCTGTAAGTGAGGCTATTTCAAAGATTGGGGATGCCATTAAGGAGTTTTCGACTGCAAGTACGCAAAACACGCAGAGTGCTTTATCTATGATACAGAAGCCAAAGCGTATTGTCCGTGAGAATGGTCGCGTTACGCGCATTGAAACAGAGTAGCCTTTTAAAATGTGGTCAAATCAGTATTGGGCAAAAACATACTGGGCAGGAAACTACTGGACACCGGCCATTACATCACCAAGCGTGCCTTCTATTGGTGGCGGCACATTGGAAATCAGAAGAAAAAGACGATGGGAAAAAGAAAAAGAGGTTCTTAAGTTTAGTCTTCGAAAAATAGAAGATCAAGAATTACAAAGCATTGGACAAAAAATCATTGCTTTTGAGCAGCCAAAGGTTAAAAAGGTTGTCAGAAAACTTATTGATTATTCTCAAAACATTGAAAAGTCTAAGGTTTTAGATTTAGAGATTAAGCGGTTAGAGAGGGCATTAAAAACGCAGCAAATCCTTGAGGCTAAAGAAAGGCAAAAGCAAAAGGAATTACAGGATGCTTTGATGGCGCTTAAAGCTCTTTTAAAAGAAGATATGGAAATTATTGACATTTATTTGGAAATAGAACAAAAAGAAACAATAGCGCTACTAAGTGCTATGAGAGTTATACTTTAGAAACGGATTGTATGGATTACGTTGCACTGTCAGATAAGGCTATGAAGGCAAGGGAATTGTTAGATTGCCCTGTGTTTAAGTCTATCCTTACGGATGCGCGGATGTCTCTTGTGGATCAGATGATGTCATCAAAGCCCGAAGAAACCGTCCTTAGAGAATCTTTTTATGCAAGAATCAAAGGCCTTGAATCAATTAACTTGATTCTTCAGGGAATTATTAATAAACATAACTTAAGCAAAGGTTAACATTATGTCCACAGATGCTTTTATTGAAGCTTACGAAAAAGTAAAGAGTGCAGAAGCTGCGGCTGTTGAGCCGGAAAAGGTTGTTGAGCCAGCAACCGAAGGGGTTTCTGCGGAAGAAAACAAAGAGCAAGACGTGGCTGCGGAATCTTCTGAAGCCACTGAAGAGGTTGTGGTTGAGGATTCTAGTCCTGATGATTTGATAGAGTTTCAGGTTGGTGAAGAAACGAAGAAGGTGCCTTTGAGTGAGTTGGTGGCTTCTTATTCTGAGAAGCAGCAGCCTAAGGATGTTGGGTTGCCGCAGGATGTTTTGGACATGAAGCAGCAGCTAATTGAAAAGCTGGATGTGATGGAAAAAATCCTTTCTGATAATTCGGATGTTGGTGCGAGCCTTTCACAAATCAATGCGTTAATTCAGCAGGCGGCAGCGGAAGAAGATTGGACAGAGGTTGCCAAGTTGCAATATCAAAAGCAATCCATTGAAGACCAAGCCAAGGCACGGGGCGAAGCGTTGCGTAAAATCCGAGAGGAAAAGCAGCAAGAGTCGAATCAATACAACGAGGCTTTTTTCAGAGAGCAACATAAAATTTTAGAAAAACGCGCACCTGATTTGTTGAAAGATAATGGTTTACAAAAGGTTGCTGAGTTTGTATCCAAAACTTATGATGTTCCTCAAAACATTGTGGCAGAGATAATGGATGCTCGGTTTTTTGTGATGGCTAAGGATGCAATGGCATACAATGACATGAAGATAAAATCCTCGGAGGTTTTGAAACCTGTGAAAGAGGCACCTAAGGTGATAAAGCGTTCTGTTGGCAAGGTGACGGTTACGGACAGCGATATTAAGCAATCCAACATTCGCACGTTGCGGGCTAATATACGAAATTCGTCCAGCCAAGCAGAAAAGAACAACAATCTGGCGGGATTGTGGCTCGAAATGAAAAAATAAACTTTTAAAAGAAAGACAATCCAATGGCAATTACAGCAAATACAGTCGATTCCTATGTGGGTGCGGCTTCTAACCGAGAAGTTCTTATTGATGCTATTTATAACGTCAATATGATGCAATGTCCGTTTTTGACGGAGATTTGCAAAAGGACAACCACAACGGGAACAACCCATCAATGGCAAACAGTGACGCTTGGTTCCCCTGGGCCAAACGCTGCTATTGAAGGTGACGTTTCAGGTTCGTTACAAAACACTGTTTCTTTGCGTCCTAAAAACGTGACACAGATTTCCAGAATTTTCTTTGGTGTTTCTGGAACACAAGAAGTTGTCAGCAAGGCGGGAAATAAAAGTGAAGTTGCGAAACAAATGTCCTACGGATACCAAAGGCTTTTGCGCGACATGGAGTTTATTTTATCGCAAAATCAGGCTCCTGTTGATCCGGGTGCCACCAACACGGCAAGACAGCTTCGTCCTTTGGAAGGTTGGTATTCTACCAATGTGTCTCGTGGTGCTTCTGGTGCCAACGGGACGGCTTCGGCGGCAGCAACGGATGGAACGCAGCGTCCTTTTACAAGAACTTTGTTTGAGACCGTTCAGCAATCCATTTTTAACAATGCTGGGGCTGGTACCAAAACGGTTATGATGTCACCTGCTCAAAAGTTGGTGTTTGAGACTTTTGATTGGTATGCAACGGTTAAGCGTCAGGACACATCGGACGGGCGTTTAACAGCGGCTCTTGAGATCATTGCAACATCTTTTGGTGAAGTGAAAGTTGTTTTAAATGCGTTTTCTCGGTCGCGGACGGTTCACATTTTGGATAACGACATGTGGGAAGTTGCTTTTTTGCGTGAATTGCAAGATGAGGATTTGGGCAAAGATGGTGACAGTAATAAATACATGATTCTTGCAGAGTACACTTTGCAAGCCAGTAATGAGCGTGCCTCTGGCGTTATTGCAGACTTAAACTAAACACAAACGAAAGGTTCTTTTTATGGATAAGAAATCAATGAATCTTCCTGTTAAAGGTAATGTTGCACCTGTAACTACAGCAAGAAAGCGCGGTCAAGAAAGTATGTTTGCTAACAGCAAACCTAAACCGATGATTGACCCTAAGTTCAAAAAGAAGTGATGGAGAGGGGGGGAGGGTCTTCCCTCCCCTTTTTTTATATGGCAGAGATTATTCAAAGACAGGTTTTAAACGGCATCAAAACAGATTTGGTTCTGGATGGTGACGATATGCACGTTCATCGGTCTTATGTTGGCGATACGCAAAAAAAGATCAATGAATCGCGTCAGGAAGCCCGTGATGCAAGTAAACGGATTTGGCATGGAAATCAAGATGAGGTGCCCTTGTTTCGTTTGGATGAATTGGAAGTGGCTTTTATTCGCAAGCATTATGGGGATGATGTTATAAAAGACGTGCCTGAATTGATACGGATTGTTGAAAGGCATTTTCCACACACAAAAGTTTTTCATGGGAGTATGGTGTGACAATAAAACGCAGAGGGCGACGGCCTAAAATTGTTCAAAACCAAGATGGCGATCATGTTTTGGTAGAAAACAAAGAGACGTTGCAAGACACGTCAGACTCTGTTGATCCTTTTCAGGTTGATGAAAACGCCTTGCGGGACAATGATTTAGACTTTTCTTGCGTCAAAAACAAAAATGCGAGTGGCATGGATTTTTCTGGGACAGACTTTAGCGGGTATGATATTCGTGGGTTTGTGTTTAATCGGTGTAACTTCACGGGATGTGATTTTACTGGATCATGTTTGCAGGGTGTGGTTTTTAAGGACTGTATCTTAAAGGACATTGTCACGACGGATGCCGATCTCAGATGGAGCAGTTTAGATGCCAGTTGCCATCAGTAGTTATTCAGAGTTGGTTGCGGCCATTCGTCGGTATTTTCCTCGCAGTGACGATATAACGGCGGATATTGATTTGGCTATAGCCTTGTTTGAAAACTATGTGGATACGTCGTTTTGGCCTCAGGAAAAAAAAAATGAAGTGTCGCTGTCGGTGACAACGGGGTCATCCACGGTAACGTTGCCTTCGGATGTTTTGAGCGTTTATGATGCCACAATTTCTGGCAATCAGACGTTGCGGTCTGGGTCCTTAAAAGACATTCGGGAAGCGAGAATGACGGGATACTCTGGTAAACCAGAGGTTTATGCGGAAAAGATCACGCATAGCAACGCCTCAAATACGGATGTTATAACAAGTGCGTTAGAGTTTTATCCCACAAGTGATTCGGACTATACGATGGATGTTGTGTATTGGATGAAACTGTTGCCATTAAGCAACACACAAACAACAAATTGGTTATTGAGGCTGGACCCATCTTTATATTTGTATGGGTCGTTAGCGCATATCCCGCCGCGATTTGGTGATGAAAATAAAATGGCGACGTGGCAGGGTATGTTTGATCGTCGTTCTTCGGCATGGTTTAGCCGTGAGACTGTGAGAAAGACAGTAAGTGAGCGTGTATTTAGGCGTCCAGCAGGTCTTATATGACGTTTACGGATATGGTTCCTTTTGGCCCATGGCGGCCTGATATGGGGTCGTATAGGAACGATGGCAATCTTGTCATGGCTAAGAACGTGTTGATTCAGGGTACGGATTATGTGCCTTTTAAAACATTAAGTGAACAGACGGGTGCATTGCCCAGTGATGTGATTGGGGCGGCTCGGTTTCAAACGCCTCGTGGTTTGCAGTATATTTTTGCTGGAACAAAGACGCATCTGTATCTGCTAACGGGGTCAAACACATGGTCTGACGTGAGCGGAACAACGTACAATTCTGCGGCGATAGATTGGCGTTTTGATCTTTATGATGAAGTGGTTTTGGCGACAAATTTTGAGAATGTCCTTCAGCGATATGACACGACTGTAGGGGGGACGTTTGGGAATTTAGCGGGTAGTCCACCTCGGTGTCGGGATATTGCGGTATCCAATTCATTTTTGCTTGCCTTTAACCTTGTAGATGGTGGGACGGATCGTTACACCCGCCTGAGATGGTCAGCACAGGGCCTCATAACGGACTGGACTACCTCAGGGCTAGGGGCGGGCTTTAATGATGTTAGAGAGGACGTAGGAGGCACTGGGCAGCGTGTGATGGCCCTTAATGACTATGCGGTGTTGTTCTTTACGGATTCCATTTATCGGGTGGAATACATTGCCCAGCCAGCATCGTTTGGATTGCGGCCTTTGCCAAGGGGTCGTGGGACGTTAGCACCCAATTCTCTTGTGAGGGATGGAAGTGTTATTTATTATTATGGGACAGATGGGTTTTATGCCTTTGACGGGACAAATTCTGTACCTATCGGGGAAAACAAGATTGATCGGTATTTTTATGATATTGTGGATTTTGGAAAGTTAAGAAGCATTCAGGGTGCCCGTGATCCTGTGACTAAGAACATTTTATGGAGTTTTGCGTCTATCAATTCTCCCAATGGGTATCCTGATATGATGATGTCTTATAACACGTCATTGCAGGAATGGACGGTCATTCAGTATCCTGTGCGGTTTTTGTTATCGTCGTACACGACAGCCCAAACACTGGAAACGTTAGAGACGCTTTACGGGTCTATTGATAACATTCCTGGGTCTTTGGATGATCCGATTTATGCGGGGGGTTTGCGTGTGTTTGGTGGGTTTTCGTCAAACAATAAGTATGGGGCGTTTAGTGGTGCATCTTTGGAAGGTGAACTGCACACGGAGGATTTTCGGTTAAATAAGAATGGTCGGGCGCATTTAAGTGGCCTTCATGTGGTTACGGACGCAACGGTTATGGTGGCAACAAATCACAGAAACCTGCAGACAGAGATGCCAACGCAAACGTCGTTTGGTGCCATTAACACAATAACGGAAAACGTAAACTTTGATGTAATTGCGCGGTATACGCAGTTTGTTATTAAATTATCGGGCACGTGGACACGGGCCAAGGGGTTTATGGTTGAGTTTAGACCTACGGGGAATGAATAATGGCCGTTAATACCTATGAACGTGTGCCTAAGGTTTACAATCCTGATGACATTGATCTGGTTAAAATGACGCGCATCTGGGATGGGATGATGGAGGGTCGCTTGAATGTAACGGGTGAGTTTACCATTGCGCCGCACACCACGTCCACAACGGTTACAGATGCAAGAATGAGAGCAAATGCGTTAGTGTTTTGGGTTCCATTGACGGCAAATGCAGCAGGACATACCGTAGATATGTACCTTGCGAGCAGAAATAATGGGTCTTTTGTTTTGACCCACGCATCAAAAAACCATACAGACATGAATTATGGGTATATCATTTTAGGGTAGTCATGGATGATTTTAAGATAAGACTAGCCGATGTAGAGGATTTTCCTTTGGTGGAAAGGCTTTGTTATCAGTTTTTTTCTGAGACCATGTATAAAGTGCTTGATTACAGTCAAGAAAATACACTAGAGATGATAAGGGACTGGCAATATATCCTTTTGATTGAAACAGGGGATGGTGTGCCAGTTGGGTTTTGTTCCCTCAATGTTTGTCATACGTATTATGTGCAGAAGGAGGGCGATGTGGACAAGTTTTACATTGTTCCTGAGTTTCGCGGCACGGTTGCATCCAGAATGTTAGCGGGTTCTGTTGTGAAGTTAGCTAAGGCTTTGGATGCAAAAATTGTGTATGCTTTATGTGGTTCTGGTATAAGTGAAAAAACAGATCGATTGTTTCATAACTTATGGGCAAAATTTGGCTTTAAAAAACTTGGCGTTTTAATGATGGGGTGATGTATGGGTGGTATTTTTAAAGGCAAAAAAGGGGTTAGCACCACAACCACGACAACTTCCGCTCCTGCGTATTTAAATCCTCAGTTAGAGTTTTCGGCAAATGAGGCGAGAAGGCTATACGATCAAGGGCCTCAGCAATTTTTCCCTGGTCAAACGTATGTGAGTTATTCGGACCCAACCCGTCAGGGTATTGATCTTTTGGGTCAGGCTGTTTCCCCTGAGGAAGAGGCGGCGACACGGGCACTGTACAATCAGGCTCAAGGGGGCTTGTCTTCTACATCGAGAGCGGCTCAGGATCAGTTGCAGAGGACGTTGCAAGGCGATTATTTGGGCATTACGCCTGAATTGCAGAATTACATGGACGTGATTGCGAGGCGTTCTGAGCAATCTTATAACGAAAATGTGTTGCCGTCTTTAAGGGCGGGTTATGGGCGTTCTGGGGCTTTTGGTGGATCGGATTTTCAACAAGGCTTGCAAACATCGGGGCGGAATTTTTCGCGTGAACTTGCGGATAATCTTTCTGGTGTTGCGTTGAAAAATTATCAACAAGAGCGTGCAAATCAGCAGAATGCTTTAGGTTTTGCACCGACGTATGAGGAGTTGGCGTATAGTCCTGCTTTAATGGCGCAAAATGCGGGTTCAGCGTTGTCTGGCATTACGCAAAGACGGGCGCAGGGTCTTTTGTCTCAAGGGCAGATGCTGGAAGAAGAAAAGCGTATGGCTCTTCAAGATCAGATGGATCGGTTTAACTTTGAACAAAATAAGGAACAAAATCGTTTATCGCAATTTAACCAAAATTTACAAACTGCGTATATTCCTGGTACGAATGTTACGTCAACGGCCACGCCCTATAAAAAAGGCAGTACTTTTGGCAAGTTAATGGGAGGTGCTTTGACATTGGGAGGTGCTTTTATGGGTGGTTCTGCGGGTGCTCAAGGTGGTCAACAATTAGGCAGTGTGTTTGGTGGTGAGGACAGTACGGCGCAACAAGCGTATTCACCAGGTGGTTTGGTCAATTATAACTATACGCAACCTCAAACATCTTCTGGCAGTTTGTGGAATTCGTTATTTGGTGGTGGTGGTCAAAAGGCTCCAACGTCTATGGGTGGTTGGTATGGTTCAAGAGGATTTTTGGGGTAGATTATGGCAATGATTCCTTCTTATCAAGATATGTTGGCACAGGCGTTGCAGCAGCAGACCCAACAGCAGCAATCCATGGGTCAATCTCAGCAAAGCAAATCCATTTTTAACAATCCTGCTTTTGGCAATTCGTTGATGAAAATGGGATTAACCATGCTAACGGATAGCGAGCAAGGCTATAGTCTTGGGGAAAGCATAGGCCGTGGTGGCCTTGCTTTTATGGATGAAAGACGAAAGCAAGAGGAATTGCAAAGGGAAGAGCAAAGGCAAAATGCTATTTTAGCACGTCAGCAGCTTCAAGATAATTTACAAAAAATGGCCCTTCAACGCGAGGCCATGACATATGATGCAGCGGCTCAAGCAGCGCAGAATTTGCCAGAACAATATCGTTTATCGGCGACTGTGGACCCTTTAGGCACTGTTAAACAGCAGATGACCGATACAATCAATGCGCAGGATGCCGAACGTAAATTTGCCCAGCAAGTCCAGTTGCAAAATATGCAATACGGAAATCAGAGGGCTTTGGAAGAATATAAAGCCCGTCAAAGTGGTGGTATGGGTGATATGCCAGCGGCTGTTCAAGAGTATTTGTTTTGGTTAAGCAGGACTCCAGAGCAACGAAAGGATTTTGAAAATTTGAAACGTGCTAGTGCTTCGGACATGTATGAAAATGCTTATGCTAGAGCTATGGGTACAGAACAAGGTAAATTGCAACTGGATGCCCCTACCATTGAGTTAAACTCTAATTACTTACTAGACACCATTCAAAGACTTGAAAATTCAGAAGGGTTTGATGCAATTTTTGGTTCACCTTCTCTTGGAAAGGCTTTACAGGGTGGAACGGGTGCTGGTCCGTCTATTCCATGGGGGCCTGCTGCAAATGCAAAAACCCTTCGAGATCAAATTGGAAGTCAGTCTTTTCTTGAAATGTATGATCGTCTGCGCGGAGCAGGTAACATTGCGACTGTTGAGGGTGAGAAAGGAGCGCAGGCTTTTGTAAACCTAAAATCTACCCAAGACCCTAAACAGGCAAGAGAAAGTTTAAAAATTATTAAAGATGTTATTAAAAAAGGCCAAGAAAATCTAAAGAAAAAACTTAATACACAACCTCAATTTCCTATGTCACAACCTCAACTTCCTGCGTCATCACCTCAATGGAGTATGCCCCCTGCATTGGCTCCTGTGAATGGGGGCCAGTGATGCCGAAGTTTAAAATAAAGGGCCCTGATGGTCAATTTTATGAGGTCAATGGTCCTGAAGGCGCAACGCAACAGCAAGCGGAGGAGTATTTCCGTCAAAATTATAAGCCATCTTATTATGAACCATCCCAACAGATGCCACAGCAGCCTGTTGGCCTTGCTGAAGAAATGCAAAAGCCTGCTTATCAAGAACAGGGTCGGCTGGCTGCGGGCATGAGAAGTTTTGTTAATGAAGCAACACTTGGCCTTGGAAGAGATGCCATTGCGGCGTTTAGAGCGGCACCTGCGTTGTTTACGGAAGGCAAAGATTTTTTACCAGAATACGAACGGCAAGCTGCTTTTGAAAAGGCACAGTTGGCAGGTGGTGAAAAAGAGTATGGAACCACAACCGCTTTGTCTGGTTTGGCTGGTGGTGTTGCTACATCCATAGCAGCAACACCTGCGCGTGTGGCTGGATGGATTAACAAGAGTGCGCCGTTTTTAGAACGTGCAGCAAAATATGCTCTTGTAAGTGCACCCGTGGAAACGTTCAGAGCTACACAAAACCTTCAGGAAGGTGAAACGGTGCCACAAGCTGCCCAGCGTGGCCTTGAGACGGCTGCTATTGCTGGTCCTCTTGGTGCCACATTAGAAAAGGGTGTGGGTGCTGTTACGAATGTAGGCAGGGCTCTTGTAGGTGGTGCCAAAAAAGGCCCCCTTACAGAGGCGGAAAAAGTCATACAGGCAGGTAAAGAAGCCAACATACCCGTTAGGACCACAAGTGTTTATCCACCTCAATCTTGGGCTGGAAAAAAACTTGAAGCGGCATCTGATATTGTTCCTCTTGTTGGTACGGGTGGCGGTTTGGTTAAAACACAAGAAGCCAGACAAAAAGCAGCGGAAGATTTTGTGCGTCAATACGTTCCTGAAGCAGAATCCAATTCTGCTTGGTTACAAGATATAACCACACAGGTTAAAGACAAACACGGCAAAATGATAGAAAAGTTTGGTAACCTTAAAAACCGTGTTTTGCAAAGACCAGAATATAATACAGCAGAAGAGTTAATTGGTAATTCCAAGACAATTTCTAACAAAGTGTATAAATATCAAAAAGATATTGTAGATTTAGAAAATGAATTGAATGTTACGCCTTCAACAACTGTGGACGGTGTTCCAATAGATGTTGCAAAGAAAAATCGTATTTCAAATGAAATCTCGAAAAAAAAAGCAAATCTTCAAAAATTACAAAACCAGATGGATACAATCGCTGGTCAAGAAATATCTATTCCCACACCAAAATTGACAGAGGCCATTGATAAAAAGTTAGCTGAAATACAGCCTAATTATGAAACAGAAATGCAAAGAGGTCCTGGTCAATTTTCTAAAATGAGAGAAGAACTTCTTGGAATGCGAGCGCAAGCGGCAGAAAACAAAGGGCTGAATGCTTTAGAAACCGTCAGGGATACATACAGTAAAAAGTTTGTGGCCAACGATCCAGGTGCGCTTGATTTTGAAAACCTATTTTATCCTTCCTTAAAAGAGGATATGGGAAACTTTTTAAAATCCAAAAGTCCTGCGGATTATAAAAAATGGCAAATTGGCAATCAAGAATTGCAAACCCTTGGCAAAGAGGTTAAAAAAACGTCTTTATCCAGCATTATGAATAAAGGAGATATTGTCCCTGAATCTGCTAAAAATATCTTATTAAGCAAAAATGCAAGTGAAGTAGAAATTCTTGCTAAGTATCTTGATAATAAAGGAAAGCAGAGTGCAAAAAGTGTTATTGTGGAAGACATGATGGCGCGTTCAAAACTCAAAGGTGAAGAGAGCATTGATCCTGATAAATTTCTTGAGTCTTTGTCCCAAAGGCAAAATCAGATCAAAACATTTTTTTCTAAGCAAGAACAGGATGCCATTGAAGGGTTAAAACGTGCATTGCAGGCGACAAAACGTTCTGGGAAATATGCAAAATCAACGCCATTGCAAATGGGTATTGGAACACTTGGTGCAGCAGGCTTTGGTAGTCTTTTGCCAGGTCTAACACAGTCTTTAATGGGTGTGGCAGGTGCAGTAGCAGTGGGTGGTCGTATTTATCAAAGCAAAGCAATGCGCGATACGTTGGTGGCTCTTGGCAGGGTAAAACAGAACTCAACGGCTGAACAGCGTTTGATTGATAAACTTATCAGTTTACAAGCGGGTCAGGCAACGGCTAGAGAAATCACAGGAGAGTAAATAATGCCGATTAAGGATTATAGCACAACAGCGGCCAACAACACTCTAACGCCTCCTAACGGGGCCCCAGAGGGCATGGCGGCGGGTTTGGTCAACAACACCATACGTCAACTGATGGCAGACACACGCTTGTTTTACGAAAGCGGTGGATGGTGTGATTTAGGCCACGTTCCTACCTACGTTAGTGCCACATCGTTTACCATTCCTACGGACGTGACGGCATTTTATGGTGTGGGGCGGCGTATTCGTGTTTATGGCACGATTATGGGCACGTTTTACGGGTATGTGGCTTCTAGTGCGTATTCTTCTCCCAATACGACGGTGACGGTTATTTTGGATAGTGGGGCTTTGACAAGCAATTTATCGCGGGTTGAGATCAATTTTTTAGATCAATCAGCAATGGGCATAAGCACAATTATGCAGCCTGTGGTGGGTGCGGCAAATTTTGAAACCGCAAAAACGCTCATGGGTATAACCAGCGGAATGCAAAACATGTTTCGCAATCCATTTATGGAAGTCGCACAAAGAGGAACGTCAGGAACCATTACAGCGGGAACAGGAGCTTATACTTTAGACGGTTGGGCTGTAACGGCTTCTGGGGGAAGCGTGTCTTGGCAGCAAGCTGGGTCCGTTTTAAGTGGCTCTACGTATAGTACAACCTCACTTGGCCTTTTGGGGTCATCGGGATTGACTGCATGCGGAATGTACCAACGTATTGAAAGCAATATGGCGGGACAGATTTCTGGAAGACGGGTAACGGTTCAGTTTGTAATTTCAAACCAAACAGGGGCATCTATAACGCCAACAATAGCCACTTATTACCCAACAGCACCAGATAATCATACCTCAGTCGTTGGTGATCTTGGTGTTACATCGTTGCAAACCATTGCTTCTGGCGCAACAGCAACAGTTGCCTACACGTTTAACACAAACAGTCTTGCAACCCGTGGGTATGGTTTTGATCTTAATTTTGGGGCGCAACTTAATGGTGCGGGGAAAAACGTTTACATTTCAGCGGCGGACATTCGTGTTACGCCAGATGCGCCTTTGGGGTTAAATAATGCGCCGCCACGTCCTGAATATAGACCAATACCTACAGAAATTGGTTTGTGTGAATGGTATCTTGAAACTGGAAGGGTTTATGGTTATGGCATTGCAGATGGCGCAGGAAACTCTAGGGCCGCCTACCGTTCTTTTCGAAGTCGCAAAAGGACTGTGTCACCAGCTGTGATTGTGTCAAACATCACTTATGCAGGAGCGGGTGCAAATACATTGGTCGTCGAACAAGTAGATTCTACTTTTTTTGGTGCTCGCGTTACGACGACAACATCAGGAAATTTTGTTGTTGATTTTGATTTTCTAGCATCATCGGAGCTTTAATCATGACCTACACTTACGCCAACCCACAAAACACCCGGATCACAGACGGCCAAGGTTCGTCCATTCCCGTTGACGAAACTATCGTGGAGTACCAAAAACTGATCGAAAACAATACCCCCATCGGCCCCTACGTTGCCCCACCGACATCCATTCCCACCATCACAGCCACGCAGATGCTGATTGTGTTGCAGGCTATGGGTTTTATAACGGAGGCAGAGGCCACGGATAGAACGATATTCCCAACGGCCTTTAGTGCTTTGCTTAGTGGCACGGCGGCAGAGAATGCGGCCATTAAGATACGTTGGGCAAATTTGACGACTGTGGAAAGAAACGATCCTCTTGTTTCGGCATTTGGGTCCTTGCTTTCGCTGACAAGTGAACAGATTGATGGCATGTTTATCCAGGCGGCGCAAATATGACATTTTTATCAGTTATCCTGAAAAGCCTTAGAACACCAGACGATCAAAAACTTGACTGGTACGGGTGGGCGACAAATCAAACGGGACATTTTACCATTGGTGTGATAATCACCGCCATTGCCATACAAGTATTGCCTGTTCATTTTGCAATTCTTCCTGCTTTGGTTTTTGCTGGAATCAAAGAAAGCATTGATATGCTTAGAAATTCTTCTTTTAAGGATTCCTTGATTGACTGGATATTTCAAGGTGTTGGTGCTATTTTTTCTATTGTTTTTTTTATAAAAAACATGGATCTTTTGAATCTAACAATAGGTTCTTTTCTTGTGTTTCTTGTTTTTGGTGTTATACCAAGAGTAAGACGTGCTTTTCGAAAGCAATAATTAAAAACAGAGGGTAACATGGCTACGTTTAATAAATTCAATTCTTTTGCAGAGGTTCTAACGGAGCCTATCAATCTTGGGACGGATCAGTTTGTCATTGCTTTGACCAACACAGCCCCAACATCGGCAAACAGTGTTTTAACGGACATTACGCAAATCAGTTACACAAACCTTTCGAGTCGAAACGTGACTACCACAAGTTCGTCTCAAACATCGGGAACGTATACGCTGGTGTTAGCGGATTTGGTTTTGACGGCCTCTGGTAGTGTTGGCCCATTTCGCTATGTGGTTTTATATGATGACACGCCCACATCGCCTGCTGATCCTTTGGTGGGTTGGTGGGACTATGGGTCAAGCATTACGATGGCAAATGCTGAGACATTTACGGTAGACTTTACAGGCGCAGCAATCACGCTTTCTTAGAGGTAACATCATGGTATCCCAAGTCCTTATTGACAAGGTTGCGGAATCACAGTTTGACGGTCTAACGGAATCGGAGGTTGCGGAGGCTTTGAATGCGCCAGATGCGACTTTGGCTTATGTTAAGCAGGATGTTGCCACCTCTGATATAAAAGAGGTTTTACTTTCCAGTGGTGAATGGGCGGCCATTGTTTTAACGGCGGATAATACGTCGGCTCCTGAAAGTTTGAGGGGCGCGTGTATTGTTGTTCGGGATACTTTTAAGGAGACAAATACAATCCGCACGTCTCTTTCTGGTATTTACACGCAAACCAACGCTGTTTTAAGCGGGCTTTTAGGCGCAGAGGTTATTACGCAAAGCACGTATGATGCCCTGATTGCCTTAACCAACCGCCGCCCTTCATGGGCGGAAGCCAATAATTTATCACCCGTCACATCGCGTGATGTAGGATTAGCCAGAGGAGCATCATAGTATGTCTGTAGCAAAATGGACCGCTCTTGGCACGGAATCAAGCAACATTGCTGGAACCGCCCTTGATAGTAAAGCCAATGGTACAACAACGTTTATTGCGGATATAACGAATACAACCGACAAAGATTTGTATCTTAACGTATGGATGACCATGGGTAGCATTACCCCTACCGCAGGCTCTAGCGTTACATTACAGTTGCGGCAAAAACGATCATCAACGTATGCAGAAAACACTTTAGAGCAATATGTGGCTGCTACAAATGGTACGGGTGCACGGACTGTTCCTTTGGCGGCGGTAATGAGGATTCCTCATGGGGGAACATTTGGTCTTTACTGGACAAATAATTTAGGGGTGACAAGTGCAGCCAGTGGAAATGAAGTTTACACGCGCACTTGGAACGAGGACATTGTTTAAATGCCCCGCGGCCTAAATCCTTATGATGAGGCCGTGGTGCAAAGAAGGCTGTGGACACCTGCGGGCAACACTGCGCTATGGCTTGATCCTTCCGACCCGACGGTTTTCAGCTTTGGCACAGGCATCAGCGAGTGGCGTGACAAAAGCAGTAACGGGCGCAACGCAACGCAGGCCACTGGGGCAAATCAGCCGACGCTGGCAGCCGACGCCCTGAATGGGCTTCCAGTAGTGCGGCTTGATGGGTCTAATGATAGCCTGATTGTTGACTTTGGGGCGGCATTGCAGGTCACCAATTTCTCGCACACGTGGCTTATGGTGCGCCGTGGCACTGGGACGGGTGACACTTATAAGCCATCTATATCCTGCTGGGACTCAGGCGGTACGGGTATTGGCGGTTATCACTTCATCAAAAATACAAATCTTTTTGGTGCTAGTTTTCCGCACTTCCCAAATTTTAATAGCTACGACCTTAGCACGGGTACAGCGTACGCCAACAACGTACCCGTGATCATGACGTTCTCTGCCGAGGGATCGGCGTGGCGCGTAATGCGAAACGGTGTACAGGAAGGATCGGGGACAATTTCGTCAACCAATACCGCAATCGACGGGATCATTATAGGTGCGCAATTTTCGCCAGCACGCTATTCGCAAAACGACTACGGTGATGTGGTTTCGTTCATTGGGCGTACCAGACAAAACGGGAGTCAACAGCAGGTTGCAGAGGGCTACATTGCCTGGAAATGGAATCTTCAAAGCAGCCTCCCAGCCGCTCACCCCTTCCGAAACCGCCCACCTTTTATCGGTGACTGATTATGTTGCGGGTTAGAGTCCCAAGGATCACAGGAGCAGCAAGCGGCGCATATACGTTAGTTGCGGATGGTGGAACATACACTTATTCAGGAAATAACGCTAATTTAACGTATACTACAGTTGGATCGTATGTTTTGTCTGCGGACGGCGGCACATACACTTACAGTGGGAATAACTCTAATTTATTGTTTAATAGGACAATTTCCGCGGACGTTGGCGCGTTTTCGTATTCAGGAAACAACGCTAATCTTTTGTTTAATAGGACGATTCTTTTAGATGGAGGGGTATTTTCTTATTCTGGCAATAATTCCAATTTTGTTTATTCGCGAATTATTTTGGCCGATGGATGTGCTTACACTTATTCAGGTAACGATGCTAATCTTGTATATGCTACCGCAGGTTCATACACATTATCCGCAAATACAGGGACGTTTTCTTATTCTGGAAACAACGTTAACCTGATTTATCCTAAAACAGTCGCAGCTGATGGCGGGATTTATACATATTTTGGTAATGCTTCTAATTTATTATACAATAGAAGAATTATTGCCGATGGTGGCACGTACAGTTATTCAGGGAATAATGCAAATTTAACGTATGCAACAGTAGGGTCATACACGTTAGTAGCAGATACGGGAACGTTGTCTTATTCTGGTAATAATGCCACATTAACGTATTCTGGTGCATCAACAGCTTGTCCCACAGCCCAAGAGATTGCTCAGGAAGTGTGGAATTATATCTTAGAAGGCTCTGTTTCTGCGGGTCAAATGCTTAGAGGCGTAACAAGAACGCAGCTTGCTAGAGTTGATATTAACGAAACAACAGGACAAGTGACAATTTATAAACTGGATGGTACAACCGTATTTGCACAGGCATCAACGTCTCCCACAGGGGATAGAAATGCCCCAACCGTAGATTGGAATTAAAGGAGTTTTTATGAAAAAGAAAAAAGGAAAAGGCGGCGGTAAAGGCTGTTAATTATGCCTTTGATCGCAATGCCGAAAGTTTATCAAACGTTCTCAGCCCCATGTAAATGTAGGGCAGCATCATAAGCCCATCAAATACCTTTTCGTTGGGGCTGGGCATAAGAATAACATAGGCGATGCTTCCTAATAGTCCTAGCCACGCCATACCAGGGCGGGTAGAGCGCACAAAAATATCATCTGCTTTGTCCCCTGCCCTAATCGTGTCTTGCGTTTCTTTTTGCTCAAGCTGGGAATCCTGTAGCCGGATGCGTTCCATTTCCAGCAGGTGAGAGCGAATAGAGGCTTCATTCTCATAAGCCATCTTTTTAAGCCGTTCTAGAGCCTGTGGATCGTTTTGCAGGACAGATAGTGCTTGGTCAGGCGTTGCATAGTATGTTGCCCCTGAAACCAGCTTTACGCCAGCCTCTACAGCATTTCCAAGGTTTCCAGTTAAAAGTGAACCGACAAGGTTTGCGCCTTCCGTGCCGTTTCTGCTTAGCCATGCGCCTACGTCCTTCCATGTACTCATAGTTTCATGCCTTTCCCGTATTCCCTTAACCCCGAAAACTCTCTCATTTTATCAATATGACGGCATTGTTCAACACGGATATGTTCAGCGAGATCATCCGTAAACTCTATAATCTCTTCAAGACTTTCCCTTTTTTCCTGATCCACATCATCTAAATTTAGCCGCAAAGTATGAGAAATCATAGGCAAAAATTTATGAATTTCATTTAGTTTGTCATTTAATGCCACGCATAACCAGTGCGCGTTTGTTTCCCCTTTGAGGTTTTCAAACACATTTTGATAAACGGTCTCATCTACTAGGTTTTTCATAATAATTCTTTCCATCCTTCATTGCCTAAAAACATCAAAGATTCTGCTTTTCTGCGTCTGCGAAGGCCGTTAGAGGGGATTTTGTTTATATAAATCCAGCGTTCAAATTCTCTGGCTGCTCCGTCAATTCTTCCTTCATTCACCATGCGACGAAGGGTGGATTGTTCAAGGTTCCTGCGCCCAAGGTTAAACGTAAAGGACACAAGCGCATCAAATTGCCCTTGGTTTATGGGATAAAAAATCAAATCCCGAACAGAATTTTCTTTCTTTGCCGCATCTTTCAAAAACAAAGCATCCGCTTGTTCTTGGGTGATTCCGTTTTGAAATTGAGGTATTTCCTCAGGCCATACTCTGTGGCCCCACCCGATCGTGTCAATGCCAGCAGAATCCTTGTAAATCTTTAACACGCACCCTTCAAAAGCATGGATCAGGTCAATTCCATCTTGAGAAAGAGAAAGCATCATTTAGCCCCTTGATTAGCGATAAGGGTTGGGATGGCGTTTTCGATATTGGTAACGCGCTCTTCGAGTTTGGCAAAATCGGATTGCTCATCTTCTTTTTTCATAATCGCCACCATTACGGCAAGGTTTTTATCCATGTCCGCTTGCGTTTTCAGAAAATAGGTTCCAGCCCCCGCAATGGTGGCGATGACAATACCAATAAGCGTTATAAGCAATTTGGTATTTGTATTGCTGCTGTCATCCACAACAGGGGCCTTTAGTTTCCCTGTTGCACGTGTGCAACAATGGATTTAGCTTGGTTAGCAAAATTTTGCTGATCGGAAGCAGCAAACTGAATCAGTTGTTGCCCTTTTTCTGCGCTAATTTTACTCATCTCAGGACAATTGATAATGCGAAAAGCCATAGAAATCAGGTTTTGCGACAGATCAAAATAAGATTTTTTGTAAATTTCATCAATGGCGGCTAAGTGTTGTTGGACTTCAGACATAGGGTCTTCCTTTATTTGGGGTTTTTTAGGTTTAGAGAGTGAAAAAAAGAACCTCACTTCATCTCTCCTTTGGCAGGTTTTACATCACCTTACACAGCATTTTCTTGATTTTCAAACTGTTTCTAATAACCTGAAATAGCTTGGCTGCATTTTTCTTGACGATTCTCTTCGTAACCAATTAAAGAAAATATCAAGTTCACTGTATCACCCTTATTGTCTGGCAGTTTTATCAAGAAATCTATAATACTTGATGCTTGATCCTTTGTAAGGTTTTGCCAATTTTCCAAATTTTCACAGCCAACAATTTTAAATTGTTTTGTAATTTCAGGTAAGAAAAACGGAAACAGCCCATTATCGTCACTTTTTAGTTTAAAAAGTAAATGCGCCATGTAGCGTTTTTGTTTGTCTGTGGCTAAATAATCACTCATAAAAACTCTCCAACTCTAATAAGGAATTTCATCATCTAAAAGGGGTTCGGATTGCGTTTCAGTTTTTTTAACAATAGGCACGTCATCTGTTTTGGTTAAGCGAAGCTCCTCTATCAAAGCTACTGCCACATCTTTTGTCATGTTGATCCACGCAGAATTTCCTGTAATGCCGTGTTTTTCTTTAATAATTTTCCGTTGTTCTACACTTAACCGTTCAGCCAAAATTTGGATTTGTTCCTTTTGCTCATCCGTGGCAAATTCAGCACCGGAATTTAGCCATTTAAGGATAGACTCACAAAAAACCTTATCAATCGGAAACGTTTTTCCTGACAAAAACCCTGTTCTATCCTTTGATGATGTTGCAAGAAAGTTTCCACCACCAGGGAAATCAATCACCAGCGTAAATTCATAGTCCATGCCATCCCTTTGAATGGGGGCCATTCCTATTTTTTCCGGTGTCTTTTTTCCATTTTTTTCCACCAAGGCATATTCTTGTTTTGCTCTCATGGTGGCAATAATGTGAACCTTTGACGCAAGGATGCAATCAATAAAAGCCTGATGCTTTGGTGTCACATTTTTCCATGATGTATAGCTGTTTTTAGAATTAGAGGCATTTGTAACATTATCCACAATCTCTAAACATCCACCTGTGCCGTTCCATTCATGGCTTATGCTATCAATGATAATCACATCGGCACCAAAAGCCTCGGCATCCTTTATTTGCTTTATATAAGCCTCTGGCGAGTAAGGAGCCACAAAATTGGATACATAGTACTCA